ATTATGAACATTATAAATTAAAAGAAATAAAAAAAAATGATGAACGCAAAAACAAAGAAAAATATATTTTTGGTGCTTTAATAATAATTATAATTATAATTATTATATTTTTATATATAAAATAATGGGTTCAAAATTTAAATTTTGGAAAAAGAAAGATAAAGACAAAGACAATGAGCGTTTTATAAGAATAGTATTACTAATTATAGTATTATTAATTATATTGTATTTTTTCTGGAAAAAGCAAAAGAAAAGATAGAACTATTATTTAAAGAGTAATAATGCTATAATTATTCTATTATTCTATTATTATTTTTATTATATTTATATATGAAATAACACTATGAAACTAGAATTAATAATTTTTTTAATAACTATTTTTGTATTGGCAAATACATATTTTGAAGGAAAATTAATTAATAAACTCAAGCACTATGAAAAATATTACAAAATGGTATTTTTTGCTTTTATAGGTTTATGCATATATTTATTTGTTAAAAAAAATCCAGGGAACTATAAAGAACTTGTAACTCAAGCCAATAGTTATATAAAATATTTACCAATTGATAGAAATACAGCAAGTTTTATAACTCCTATTATTGATTTAACATCTAAATCCATAACAAATGAATTAAATAATAATTATAAGTTTTCTAGTAATGTTAGTAATCAACAATCACAAAATTTATTTAATTCAATAAATAATAATCAAAATTATTTATCAAAACAACAACAAAAAATACTATCTTCTGGAAATATATCGACAAAAAGAAGTGTCAGTGAAACGAAAAAAAAATATGTAGCCGCCTCGCAAAATTGGCATTGCAAACATTGTCATAAACAATTACCTGCTTGGTTTGAAGTAGACCATGTTAAAAAATTGGAATATGGAGGTTCAAATAATATTGAGAATTTAGAAGCATTATGTAGAGATTGTCATGGAAAAAAAACAGCTTTTGAAAATTTATAAATATATAAATAAATAATATACTTATAATGTAATATATTATTTATGAGTGCTAAACCAAATGCAGATGAATCACCTAATAAAGAGAGTATAGTTGGGTGGTTAATGCTAATCACATTTAGTATATACACTTTCATATTTTTTGCTCATAAACGAAGATCTGATAATAATGATAGTTTTAAAATTAATACAAGTTTTTTGAATATGTTTTTTAAACTTTTTATGCTACTTCTTATAATATCAGTTCCATTATTTATATTATTTTTTTGGAGAAGCAATAGCGATACTATTTTAAATTCTATACAAAATATTATGAGCATATTAATAGCCATTGTTATTTTATCAATAATAGCAAAAATATTTTCTATACGACAAAGTAATGCTGCTCAAGGAGTTCCTCCTCCTCCTCAAGGAGCAACAAATAACTCAAAAACAAACATATTTACAATATTAATAGATATTATATTCTTTATTCCTTGTTTGTTAATTATAATAGTAGATGAAATACATAACGATATAAAATTAACACCTTCTTCTATATACTTGTTATTTTTTATATTAATAATTTTAATAACATTATTATTTGTCGTGCCTTTAGTATTTAACTACATTGCAAAGCACAATAAAAATGATGTTTTGGCAGGGGAAGGTCCTTTTTATTTGAATGAAAAGAAAACTTTAGGAAAATATCAAAATTTAGATAAAAATGTTACCGATAATATTGCTATTCCAAGGTTCAATAATAATTTCAATACTGAAAATAAGCATTTAGAAAATAAAATGACTAATATACTTTCTTTTTTTAATACTAATTCATTAAATAATAGGTATAATGAAGATAATTCTATTCAAGATACTTCTAATGAAGATACTTCCAATGAAGATACTGTAAAAAACGAATATTATAATATCAAAGATAATATTGCTGACAACACTAAAGGCTACGATTTTAAATTATTTGAAAATGATTTAAATGGACAATATAATATAGGAACAAAATATTATCATTCTTCAAAAATTAATAAAAAATTCCCTTATACTTATACTTATAGTATAAGTTTTTACATATATATAAATCCACAACCGACAAATACTTCTATTGCTTATACAAAAGATACAGAATTGTTTAATTATGGTTTTAAACCCGTAATTTATTACAATGGCAAATCTAGAAAAATTATTATAAAATCTAGAACAATAAATAATAAAGCAGACCAATTGGATACTATATATGAAATGACCAACGTAAAACATCAAAAATGGTTATATTTTGTTATTAATTATGAAAATAATATTATTGATGTGTTTATTGATGGTAAATTAGTAGGTGCTAAAAATAATATTACGCCATATTTTATAGGAGATAATGTAACTATTGGTGAAGATGATGGTATATATGGAAGTATTAAAGAAATATTCTATTTTGATAAAATAAAAACTCCCGACTCTATACAATTCTTATATAGTTTAACTAAGAATAATAACTTAATTTAGAAAAAATTACAAAAAATTACAAAAATAAAACAAATTTAAAACATTATAATATTTTTATATATTAATATTTTAAAATGAGTGTTATAAATATAATTATTTTAGTAATTCTTGCTTTAGTATTATTTTGGGGATTAAAGAACTTAATTTTTAAAACAAATATAATTTATGATAAAATGTGTGTAGCATCAAAAGCAGTGACATCAACAGACGCAACATTATCTACTACTAATATTATAGTTGCTGATGATATTCCTGAGACTACTTCATCCAATTTTACATTGAGTGTTTGGTTTTACATAGATAATTGGGGAAATAATATTGGAAATGAGAAAAATATATTATATTTAGCCACAAACGCGACTTCAACAACAGTTCCAGACCTAAAAACAAGTTTATCTGGTATTAGTAAAAAAGCTCAAATAACTCCTATACCGGCTGTTGGAACACATAAAAATATTAATATAGCATTAGATGCATATGAAAATAATTTATTCATAGATATAGAATGTTTTGGTATATCCAATGAAACAATTTTTACTAGATATAAAATACCTAATATACCAGTTCAAAAATGGAATAATTTAACAATAAGTGTTGATGTTCGAACATTAGATGTATATTTAGATGGTAAATTAAGAAATTCATTTATCTTGCATGGATTATATCAAAATTATTATAGAAATAGTCCAGCTGTAAAAAAAAATATGTATTTAGGAAATATATCTACTACTAATACTAATCTGGGATTTGAAGGTTTTATAACTCGTATTCGCTATGAAGGTGACTCATGTAATCCACAAGATGCTTATAATATTTATAAAGAAGGAATAAATGCATCTTTAGCCAGTTCATTATTCAATAAATATAGCTTAAAAGTAAGCTTTTTAGAATATAATAAGGAACAAGGATCTTTTCAAATTTAAATAAAATATAATAAAATTATAATAAAATATAATAAAATTATAATAAAATATATTATATTATTTATATTAATTATATATAAATAATATGAATTCTAATGGAGGAGTATTAGGAAATATTAATAAATATTTTAACGCAATGATACCATATGATACACAGAAGAAACTCGGAGATTTTAGTGGATTTTTATCCTCAAATACTATGATTGCTAGAGGAACTTTCTTGTTAGGAGTATTAATTTTTTTTTCAATATTATTTTATATTGGAAGTAAAGTAATACATTATTTCCTATCTCCATCTGAAACACCATATATAATAAGTGGAATGAAAGATGCTACCGAGGCATTAACTATTGTTCAAAATACAGGACAAAAAAATTCAATTCCAATTTTAAGAAGTAACAATCAATATGGCGGTGTAGAATTTACATACTCGTTTTGGATATATGTTAATGATATAAACTATAATGAAACAATAGAGTTTAAGCATGTTTTTAATAAAGGTTCCTCTCCAAATTCAGTGCGCGATTCAGTAAATAAAGGTATATTTGGACCAAACAATTGTCCTGGTGTTTATTTATATAATGGTAAGAAAAATGTAAATACAAACTTATTAGATAACTACCCTCTTTTAGGAATGTTAGTAACATTAAATGTTTTTCATGACAATGAAAGTAATAATGGAAGAAAACCATATTATGATGATATATATGTAGACGCAATACCAATTAAAAAATGGGTAAGTGTTATTATACGAGTTACATCACAAAATATTTGTGATATATATATAAATGGAAATTTAGCAAAACGTCATAAATTATCTAATATAGTTAAGCAAAATTATGATGATTTATATGTAAATTATAATGGTGGATTTTCTGGTAATTTATCAGATTTGAAATATTATAATTATGCTGTTGGAACTTTAGAAATTGATTCACTAAATACTAAAGGACCAAATCTTCAAATTAAGAAAAATAGCAATATTGAAAAATCATCAAAAGGTCAATATTTGGCCACACAATGGTATTTTAATGATACAGATGTAATGACAGCAACATAAATACATAGATTCGTAGATTTTTAAATTCATATGAAAATATGAATTTAAGAATAACATATAATTTAAATATTCATAGTTATAAATATATTATAACTATGACTTCTATTACTAATGACAGAAACAACTATATTATTTTAACAAATAACATTATTACTACAAGTAATGTTGGAAGTCTCTTATATATAAAAACAAATGTTACTGATTTAAGTAGTAATAGAACCGATGCTAGTTGGCAAAATATTTTACAAAATTTAAGCCCTATTACTTATAAAAATAGAATAATAGTAAGTGGAAAAATTAATAATACGAGTTGTTGCTTAATTACCCAAAATAATATGAAAAATAATATGAAGTTTATTTTTGATTCATCCACTAATAAAAATGGTAAAATTTTATTTGTAAAAAATTTAGATAGCAGTGATAATTCATATAATTACTTATTTAATGATTTAAGTAATACATTTTTCGAAAAGACTATTTATTCTAATATAAATAATTCTTTAACTACAAATATTAGTGACACTTATAATCGTTATATACATCATTTAAATTATTATTTTAGTAATTCTGATATGTATCAAATAAATATTCGTGACTATCTATATAAATATAGAAATTATAGAACGTCAAGTGATGCCCCTGTTGTAACTATTCCTTATACTTCTATAAACTATACTATTACAGATGTAAGTAATGATTTTTATTTTAATAATACAACAATAGATAGTTCTAGTATTATAAATTTTAAATTATCTAATTTTACTACGCTATTAATTGATAATAGTGGTGGCACTGATTTTATAAATGATACTAGTTTTACTATATTACAAAAAAATACTTCTTATTCTATATTTCGCAATATATTATCTTATAATAAACTCACATTAGATTATAAGCATGTAAATTATTATGATTTTAGTTTAGGTAACGCAACTAATTCGTTTTTTACATCTAGTTTAAATAATACTATGAATATTATTAAAACTTTTCTAATTAAAACCAATAACTTTCAAATAATAAAAAATATAAAAAATAATAGCAAAATTATTTTTGGATTAAAAAATGTATATCTTTATAATGTAAAAGTATTAGATTATAGTAGTAACTTATATACTAAATCTATAACATTTAATAATCAACCTAATAAAACATTAAAACAAGATTTTTCAAATACTATGTTTTTAGGACTTGGTGATCGCTTGACAGGAATTACACAAAATGATATTTATAATCATATAAAGTTTTCTACCAATTCTAATAATAAATCAATCATTAAGTTTCAAAAAAATATAAATACACAGAAAATAACAAGTAATTCAAATTACGCACCTCTTATACCAAGTCTAGGTAAATATTATTTACTAGATATTTGTTTGAATTATGCTAAAAATAGCACTAGTCATAATATAAACAACACAATAAACTATAACATAGTATTATATAATAATATTGTCTCTCAAGTAGGTAAAATTTTTGATATAAATATAAAAAGTTATTTTGATGCTTCGACAAATAACATTTATAAAAATAGTTTCAACAACTTAGCAAAAGTAAATAATATAAGTGGTGACATATATTCTATAAATAATGAGCTAGTAAATTCTGCAATAAATGTAGAATTTATAAATATTACAACAAGTGATCCAAGTAATATAAAAATTAATAATTTAAGACAGTTAATAAGAGAGGACGAAATAACTTTATTATCAAGAAATTCTGATTTGTTTTTGTATGATTTAAGATTCAATTATAGTGCTACGTTCTATGTATTCAATAATTTAAATATACATTTATCGCCTGACTCTATAAACTTAAAACGCTATTTAGATTTAGATATATTAAACTTTTATAGCCAAACGTTTGCTAATTTTGTTAAAACAACCAGTGCTAGTGATTTTACCAATGTAGATTGTATTTATATTTGGCATGATCCTATTAATGACCCAGATGAAAATTTTAGATATCCAAATAATAATATAGAAATTAGAAGAGATGGTGAAATTGATACATTAACAAAAGCAATTGAACAATATCGTGGAACTGGAGCACGCACATCAAGAACAAATGCTGTTTTTATCCCAGCAAAAAATGGCAGTAACTTATCGAGAAAAATGATTCAAGGTTTGGTTGGATTAAATAATGTTCCAAAATTATTATCTATTGAACCATATGATCCTAATTTTACAACGGGTAGAGGGTTTATTAATCAATATCAAATAAATGATGCTTGTATTACTAGTAATTGTGATAAAATTACCGTTAAACAAAACTCTATAAAGCATGACTCGGTTAAAAATAAAACACTTAACATATCAAATACATTAAGGAAACAAAATTTTGCTAATATAGTTAAATCCAATAGACGAAATAAATTATCACAAGAATGTATAAATAACAATACAGCTACAAATAATGTAGTAACACTAAATACTGTAATAACTGATCCAAATTGTAATAATACAATAAAATATACTCCTTTTATGTTGTTTCAAAAAGGTAAAGGAAAATATTTATAAAAGTATATACTATAAAAGTATATACTATAAAATATATATATTATGATAATATAGGTCGTTGATTATTTTCATAGACCATAGGATAAGGCATTATAATAGTTTGCTGTCTCTCAAAAAAATCTTTCAATTCTAGATTTATAATATTTGGAATAACAGGTTCACAAGGAGTTTCTAAATTAGTTGAACCAATACCTAGCAATTGTGATTCAATATCAATTGAATTGCGTGCTAAGGCATCCCTAGATATATGACTTGGCATATATCCGAGCGAAGGAATACACTCACTAATAGGTCTTCCTGATGATGAATGTAAATATAAATTTTCACGAAGTAATTTTTCCGTGTTAGATTTTTCTAAATTATAATTCAACTGAGTATTTTTATTTCTTGTTGAAGTCATATTATTATATAATCTACTTTATTATTTTAAATTTTTATAATTTGAAATAATAAATTCACAAAATACAAAATACAAAATACAAAATATGAGAGAAAATAAAACTAAAGGGCGAAAATGTAATAAAGGGTTTATATTCCCAATAATACACTTATGGTTATAAAAATATATAATATATAAAATTATTTATTAGCATAATTAAAATATGTAAAAAGTGTAAATTTGGGAAAAATAAATTTCAGAATTTTTTTGAAAAATGGACATTTATAAATGTCCAATTTTATAATTTTTAAGCCTTTTATAAAAATAAAAAAATGTGCTTTCAAAAAACAGATTTACACCTTTAAGATCTAATAACCTAAATTTTATTATTAAAAACTCAGAGCATAAATTTTTACAAAAATTATATTTTTATGAAAAAATATTTAGGGGTTTTTTTATATATCCTATAATGGTATATAATGGATACACAAATTTTACCCCAAAAACCCCAAAATTTTTGTTGCTCAAATTGTCAGTTCATAACGTCTAATAAAAAAGATTATATTAGACATTTGTCAACCCAAAAGCACAAAAATAGGGAAAATGATACAAATATGATACAAAAAAACCCCAAAAAACCCCAAACGCAATACGAGTGCGCAATTTGTAAAAAAACATATAAATACCCATCAGGATTATATAGACATAAAAAAAAATGTTTGGATTATGAAAATAATGACAGTTTGAATTATCAATTATCATTATCAAAAGAATTAATATTGGATGTAGTAAAACAACAGCAAAACCAAATACAAGAATTAACAAATACAATAAAAGAATTAATTCCTAAAGTGGGAAATAATATTACAACAACAAATCAAAAATTTAATATTCAAGTTTTTTTGAATGAAAAATGCAAAGACGCAATAAATATGAGTGATTTTATTAAATCAATAGAAGTTAGTTTACAACAATTAGATTATACAAAACATAATGGACTAGTAAATGGACTAAGTAATGTAATTATAGAAAATATGAATAAATTGGGACTTTATCAACGACCTATTCATTGCACAGACTTAAAACGCGAGTCATTATATATAAAAGATGATGATAATTGGGAAAAAGATGTTAATAAAGAAAAAATTAAAAGAGTAATAAAAAATATATCAACAAAGCAATTTTATGCTCTAAGTAAATGGACAAAAGAAAATCCAGATTTTCAAAATAATGAAAATAAGCAAAATTATTATACACACACGTTAGTAGCAATAGCTAATAATAAACAACATAACGATGATAAAATCATAAAAAAACTATGCACAAGTAGTTATATTAAAGAATAATATTTTCACGGAGAAATATTTATTATGTATTAGCATAATAAATATTTCTATTTTGTAAAATAATTTATCAGCAGTAATAACTATAGTATTATAAAATACAAAAAACCCTTAAAAACTTATTCTATTATAATATCTTTTAATTCATTGAAAAACTTTTTGGTGATGTCTATTTCCTTTTTAAGCTTTTTATCTATTATATAGTGACATAAACATTTATGAAAAATATCAAAATATTCATAACTAAATAACATTTGAAATAATGCTGAATTGTTATTTTCTATAAAAAAAGAAATACTTGAATTTTTATATTTTTCTTTTAATGCTAATAAAATAATATCAATTTCGTAATAATTTTGTAAAAAATAATAAATTTTCTCAATATGATTGGAAACAATAGTATCATCGTATTTACTAATATTTAATGCTTGTAGTATTTGTGTTTGATAGCATAAATTTTGATAATATTCTTCCTCCATACTTTTATAAGTACATAAAAATTCACTATTATAGTTTATGTTTTCAATGTTATTATAATAATCATTTAAAGAATTAATAGTTGACGACATTAAATATATAAAATAGTTAATTTATATTTAATATAATTATTAGTATATTATATAATTATTAGTATATTATATAATTTAATATTGTTTATTTTTCTTGATTACGGGCAAATTCACGTGCACTCATGCCTCCTCTTTGCCAACCCTTCATAGCATCATCTTCAATAATATAAGCACTATTTGTAACACTTTCTTTAATGGAATCAATTAATGGATAATTTTTGTATTCCAAAAAGGATTGTTCCATAGTATTATTGATTGTTTTTTTATTTAAGTCAAATTGTCCTGTTTTTAATTGAAATTCCATATCACAATCTCCTAAACCTTTTCCTAAATAAGGAACAGTTAAAAATGGTCTTGTTACTAATGTTAATTTACATGCAGGACGCGAAATATGAGTATATTTCAAATCGTTGTTTGCTTCAATTTCGCAACCTTTAATGCCGCCTTCGTGAGAACCTTTATAAAAAACATATGGTTGCGTTAAAGCAAAATCTTGCGCTTTACTCATTGGGCAAGAAGGATAATAATTCTCTAAATTGTAGTTGGCATTATTTACATTTTGAATATTGCGTTGATCAATTGCTGGAGAATCATTGCCTATTCTAGACATAGAATCAAAAATATATGGATAAGCAATAGTTGAAGTCATTTATAATAATTTAATATATTATTTTTTTGCTATATTAAATTATATTTAAATTCTATTAAAAATTTTATTTAATAAAACTTATAAACCTCTATTTTCATTTTCAAAAGAATTTTTTAAACACATTTCTACATCACCATCTTTACACGAAGCCATATTTCCATAACAAAATCTAGCAAATTCTTTTTGATTATTGGGAACTCGAGTATTTGCTGTTGTATAAAATTGTCTCATAGATTGTTCAAATTCAAAATTATCTGCTTGATTATTGAATAAATTTTTTTTGATATTTTCATTGTTTTCAAAATTATTAGCTATAAACTCTTTTGTTTCTTCATTAATACTATTTTTAACAGCACTATTATATGAGGGTGCTGCTTCAAGTCTATTTGGATTATCTTGTATTTCAGGCAATAATGTATTCATTATTGGATTTAATGAAGTTGGATTTGTAAAATTATGTTTCACTTTTTCATACATTTCTTCATTGCTAAATGTTTCTTTTACATTGTTTAAATTAGCATTTTTATTTAATATATAATATGTAAATAGTAGAATTAATAATGCAATTATTCCAGTAATTAATATTTTTATATTATTTAAAAATAGAAACCCTATTAAAGTTAATAAAATAACTAATCTTGTTATAGCATTAATTTTTTGCTCTCGTGTCATATTTTCCATTGGCCATAATTGTGTAATAGCATTTTTATCAACTAAAATAATAGGATTAGTTAACCAAAGTGTATTGCTTGTAACATTTTCATTTTCATTTTCATTTTCATTTTCATTTTCATTTTCAATATTATTTATATCATTATCTTTATTAGTATTAATATTCTTTACATCGTTTACTTCAACACTTCTTCTTCCTA